CGAAGATGAAGCGAATCATATTATGGAAGCAATTAGTGAATTACAGGAAGGAAGAATATTACATTAAACATCAAAGGGGGACACCGAGAATATAACACTTTGTCAAGCCCTTTGTCAACAACTTTATGTGGTACACTTGAATAAATTATGAACACAACAACTAGAAAACCAAAAGAATACGTCAATAATGCAGACTTTTTAAAGGCACTTACAGATTATAAAGAAGCCTGTATTCTTGCCAAAAAGAATAAACAATCTGCACCTCCAATACCAAATTATATTGGTCAATGTTGGATGAAAATAGCGGAAGGTTTATCACACAAACCAAACTTCATTAACTATACTTATCGTGATGAGATGATATCAGATGGTATTGAAAACTGTTTGATGTACTTTAACAATTTTGATCCTGCCAAATCTAAGAATCCATTTGCCTATTTTACGCAAATCATTTACTACGCATTTCTCCGTAGAATTTCCAAAGAAAAGAAACAACTGTATGTCAAGTACAAAGCCACAGAACAGATGGGTATTTTGGATGAACATGAGTTGTTAGAGTTTGAAGATGGTAGTACCAAACAATTTGAGTTGTACGAAAACATTTCCGAATTCATAGAAAATTATGAAGACGCTAAAAAGACCAAAAAAGATGCGGCAAATAAGAAAAAAGGTATTGAAAAGTTTTTAGGAGAATGATATAATGACTGTTGGATTTACTTGTTCTACATTTGATTTGTTACACGCAGGTCATATAATGATGCTCAAAGAGGCAAAAACCGTTTGTGATTATCTTATTGTAGGGTTACAAACAGACCCTAGTGTTGATAGAGATTGGAAAAATAAACCTATTCAATCTTTATTTGAACGGTATATTCAGTTGAGTGCTTGTAAGTATGTTGATGAGATTATACCATATACCACAGAAAAAGAACTGATGGATATATTGTTATCTTATCCAATTGATATAAGAATTATTGGTGAAGAATACCGTGATAAACAATTTACTGGACATGAACTACCAATGGGTATACATTTCAATAGTCGTAAACATAGTTTCTCAACCACAAATTTGAGAAAACAAGTAGCAGAAGGTGAAAAGAAAAAAAATGTATAAAGTATATTATTATTTAAATAACAGTACAGTAGTATCTGTAAAAGAATTTGAAACTCTTAGAGAGTCAACAGATTTTGCAATAAGTTTGCCAATAAATTCCGTTTTAGAAATTAAATATTATGACGATGTTGATAGAAGAAAAGAAAACAGAAGCTAAAGTAGCAATCATTACAGACCAACATTTTGGTGCTCGTAATGATTCTATACAGTTTTTGGATTATTATGAAAAGTTTTATGATGAAGTATTCTTTCCTAAATTAAAGGAAGAAGGCATAACTACGTTATTAATTCTTGGTGATACTTTTGACCGTAGAAAGTATATTAACTTTCTTACATATAAAAGATCCAAAATTATGTTCTTTGACCGTTTGTGGCAATTAGGCATCAAAGTGTATATGCTTGCAGGTAATCACGATACATATTTTAAGAATACAAACGAAGTTAATTCAGTTGAGTTGTTATTGCAAGAATATAATAACATTAATGTGATTGACCATCCTGCAATAATTCATGTTGATGATGTTCCAATTTGTATGATACCATGGATTTGTGCAGACAATTATGATGATTCAATTAAAACGATTCAAGATACTGATGCTGAAATATGTATGGGGCATTTTGAAATAGCTGGGTTTGCAATGCATCGTGGTATGCCATCACAGGAAGGACTAGACCGTGGAATCTTTAGAAAGTTTGATTATACTTTTTCGGGCCATTATCACCACCGTTCTAATGCCGATGGCATCTTTTATCTTGGCAATCCCTATGAACTCACTTGGCAGGATTATAACGACACTCGTGGTTTTCACTTGTTTGACTTGCATAGTCGCCAACTTGATTTTGTCGCTAATCCATTTGTAATGTTTCACAGAATCATTTATGATGATAAAGAAATGTCCATAACTCAAGTTCTAAACCAAGAACTAGACAAGTTTACCAATACATACGTAAAAGTTGTGGTACTAAACAAAACTAATCCCTATCTGTTTGACCAGTTCATGGCAAAATTATATGCCGTAAATCCAATCGATATTACCATTGCTGAAGACTTTACAGACTTGACAGAAGGTGTAGAAGATGATATGATTGACCAAGCAGAAGATACTCTTACTGTCTTAAACAAATTTGTGGATACTATCCAAGAAGACAGTATTGATAATGGTAAATTGAAAACAGTATTACGTGAACTATACGTTGAAGCATTGAACACAGAAAAAGTATGATTATATTTGAAACTGTCCGTTGGAAAAACCTACTTTCAACGGGCAACTCTTTCACAGAAATCAAACTTACTAAATCGCCAAACACATTGATTATCGGTCACAACGGTGCTGGTAAATCTACAATTTTAGATGCATTGTGTTTTGGTTTATTTGGTAAGCCATTTCGTGATATTAACAAACCAAATTTATTGAACTCTATCAATCAACAACAAGGCGTTGTAGAGATTGAGTTTACTATTGGTCAAAAGAAATATAAAGTAATTCGTGGCCTTAAACCAAATGTGTTTGAAATATATCAAGACGGCAGTTTATTAAATCAAGATGCCGCATCTAGAGATTACCAAGAAGTATTAGAAAAGAATATTCTCAAGTTAAACTATAAATCATTTACACAAGTGGTGATTCTTGGTTCAGCTTCATTTGTGCCGTTTATGCAGTTGAAAGCATCTGACCGCAGATTAATTATTGAAGACTTGTTGGATATCCAAATCTTTTCTTCAATGAATAGTGTATTAAAAGATAAAGTATCTGAGTTAAAAACCAATTCAGAGAAAGTTCGTTTTGATTTGAATCTAACTGCTGAAAAAATTAAAGTACAAAAAGAGGCAATCGAAGAACACAAGAAACATAATGATGCCGAAATTATTAAGAAACAGAGTGAAATCGATACCTCAATTTCTCAAGTGGAGAAATTAAATAAAGATATAAAGTTAATTCAAAAACATATTGATGTCTTGCAAAGCAAGATTGCTGATAAACCTTCTATGGAAGGTAAAAGCAAAAAGTTGTTACAACTTGAATCCAAGATTGAAAACAACATTAAGAAAGTTGAAAAGGAGATTAAATTCTATGAAGAAAATACAGCCTGTCCAACCTGTCATCAAGACATCATTCCCGAATTCAGAACAGAACAAATATCCGAAAGGAAATCTAAAGAATCAGTTCAACGGGAAGGCCTCAAGGAAATCAACTCACAGATTGATAAAGTCAACCAGAGGCTCGTAGAGATAACTGATGTAATTAAACATATTAACGGCCATAACAATGAAATTGTAAAACACAATTCTACAATCTCTGCCGTTAATACCTACATCTCTAAAATACAAAAAGAGATTGCCGACTTATCAAACAAAAAAGATAACATGGAAGACGGTAATGAAAAACTCAAAGAGTTAAAATCAGAGCTTAGAGAGTTGATGTCTAAACAGGAAGAATTATCTGTTGAAAAACATTATTATGATTATGCATCTACATTGTTAAAAGATACTGGTATCAAAACCAAAATCATTAAACAATATTTGCCTATTATGAATAAGTTGATTAACAAATATTTGTCTGCAATGGACTTCTTTGTTAATTTTAATATTGATGAGAATTTCAATGAAACAATTAAGAGTCGCCATCGTGATGAGTTTTCTTACGCTAATTTTTCCGAAGGAGAAAAGATGCGTATTGACTTGGCATTATTATTTACATGGCGACAAATTGCAAAACTGAAGAACTCTACAAACACCAATCTGTTGATACTAGATGAAGTATTTGATTCTAGCCTTGATACTGTTGGTACAGAGGAGTTTCTAAAGTTGATACATGAGATGGGAACTGATACGAATGTGTTTGTTATCTCTCATAAAGGTGACCAACTTTTTGATAAGTTTAGGTCTGTTATTAAGTTCCAGAAAGTGAATAACTTTAGTCAGGTGGTTAAATGAATGAATTTAAATTAAAAATTGAAGGCGATAATGCCAATGTTGATGCACTAAAGAAAGTTGGTGCAGATGACAAAATTGTTTTTCGTACAGAAGATGCACTTAAAGGTTCTGTAAATCCAAGTAGTGTACCAACATTTGAATTGGTACCTGACACGCATCCATTATTAAAAGAAGTATTGCCTGAGTTTCCTTTTGTAAATCCTCCAGTAAATCCTAATGTGTTTGCTTCTTCATTAGTAGAAACTTGCCGTAAGTATAATGGTTACGGTCTATCTGCCAATCAATGCGGTTTTAATTATCGTGTATTTGTTATGGGTGCAGGCGATGAATATGTGGCCTTCTTCAATCCTAAGATTATAAAAACGGAAGGTGAAGTTCATTTGGGTGAAGGTTGCCTATCTTTTCCAATGCTAGAATTGCATATTACCAGACCAAAAGAAATTTGGGTAGAATACCAAGACTTCAATGGCGAGAAAAAAGAGGCACACTATGTTGGTATATCTGCAAGATGTTTTCTCCATGAGCTTGACCATATGAACGGAATAGTGTATACTAGCCGTACGAAACCTCTTGCATTACAATCTGGTATCAAGAAGCGTGAGAAGTTTGTTAAGATGCAACAGAAGGCTCAAAAGAAATTTGAGTTGTATCAGAAAAATTTAATGATTGCGAATAAACAAAGTGGCGACACCAATAGAATTAGTAGATAAACAATGGCAAGAATGGCAGGACACAAATCCTGCTATCAACCATATTGATACAGATAACCTAAAAGAAGTTCTTATTAAGGACTTGACTTACGCATCTCAAATGGATGTGAAAGAATATACTCTGTATCAAAAATGGTGTGAGATTAAAGAAAAGTATCCAACTTTTGAAGCATCAACTCTGTTTGGTAGTGAACAACAGTTGGTTAATCCTGAACAACAGAAGGCGATTGATAAAATTAAAGAGAACATTTGGATTCCAAAAAATGCAGATGACTTTATGAATCTTCAACCAAAGATGATTCTATCAAATGGTCCTGATGCAGAGAATTGGAATGCCGCTCGTACATTTATCTCAACTATGAAGAATAATTCCAACATTGGTCGGAATCTATTCTATTTGGTAATTGATGATGTGACTAAGATGTATCTAGGCGTTATCTGTATCTCCTCCGACTTCATGGACTTGACTCCAAGAGACAAGGCAATCGGATGGTCTAGAGACATCAAGACTACACAGAAGATGATTAATCACACGGCCATCGGTTCTACAATCGTTCCATTTCAACCTCTTGGTTACAATTATATGGGCGGTAAGTTGTTGGCATTGTTATGTCTTTCTGATACTGTACAGAATGATTGGAAACGCCAATATAAAGATGTACTAGCGGGTGTAACAACAACATCCCTTTATGGTAAAACAAAAGCAGGTGGTCTATCACAATATGATGGACTAGAACATTGGAATGCCATGGGGTTTACATCAGGTTCAGTTGCATTTGAACCTAAGAAACCTACAATGAAAATGGTGTTTGATTGGATTAAAGAGAATCATACTCGTAAATATTTTGAATGGTGGGAAGCAAAAAATCAACAAGGTTTGCCGTTGAAACGTGACCACAAAAACCGTTCATTGAATTTTGCGTATTCTAAACTTGGAATACCAAAAGAACTCATTCGTACTGAACACGCTCGTGGGATTTATTTCTCACCTTTGTATAACAATACGAATGAATTCCTCTGTAAACAAATTACAGAGGATAAACTGGTTAAATCTTTTGATACCAGTGAACAAACTTTGGCATATATTTGGAAAACAAAATACGCCAAAGGCCGAATCAGGCAGCTTCAGAAAAAGAATACCGTTTCATATGAAACATTATTCTATGATGACTTGATTTGGTTGTCTTGGGAAGAAACCAAGGCAAAATATCTTCCACAAGTTGGCAGATAATCAAGTGTACCGCAAATATGCTTGACACACATACTACATATATGATATGATATGTGTTCATTCAGCGATGAATGTATTTCGTTATTTTTTTATTATTAGGAGTTAAATATGACTAAAGCAATTTCCGCAAAAGCAAAGATTCTCAACTACTTGAGCAAGTCTGAAGGTTACAACACATTGACAACAGCACAAGCTCGTGCTCGTTTCGGCATCGTTAACGTTGCTGCTCGTGTAGAAGAACTTCGTAAAGAAGGTCACGTAATTTACACTAACACAGTTAGTCGTGGTGACGGTTCTAAAGTTAAGGCATATCGCCTTGGTAAACCAACTAAAGCATTAGTTCGTGCAGCTTTGTCTGCTGGCTATAACTTCGCTTAAGCGAATGTAGCATGATAGAGGAGGTCATCATTCTGGTGACACTCCTCTTTTTTGTTTATAATATATCGGAGACCTGATGGAAATCTCAATCAAAAAAGAAGAACTACAAAAGAAAAGTATCTTTGTAGCGACACCAATGTATGGTGGTCAAAACCATGGTTTGTATATGAAAGCTTGCTTAGATTTGCAAGGTCTCTGTATGCAATATGGAATCAATATCAAGTTCTCATTCTTATTCAATGAGTCTCTAATTACTCGTGCTAGAAATTATTTGGTCGATGAATTCATCCATCGTTCAGATTGTACACATATGTTGTTTATCGATTCAGATATCAACTTTAACCCACAAGATGTTATTGCACTATTAGCATTAGATAAAGATGTTATTGGTGGTCCGTATCCAAAGAAAGCAATTAAATGGCGTTCTGTTAAGCGTGCTGTTGAAAAGAATCCTGCAATCGAACCTTCACTACTAGAAAAAGTAGCAGGTGATTTTGTGTTTAATGCAGTACAAGGTACCGCACAATTCTCTGTATCCGATCCACTATCTGTTATGGAAATTGGTACAGGTTTTATGATGGTGAAGCGTGAAGTTTTTGCTAAAATGGAAGAAGCGTATCCAATGATTCGTTACAAACCAGACCATGTAGGTCAAGCACACTTTGACGGCACTCGTTACATTCATGCCTTCTTTGATACAGTTATTGACACTAAAGATTCTATCACAGGCGGTGGTTCAGACCGTTATCTATCAGAAGATTATATGTTCTGTCAGATGTGGCGTAAAATTGGTGGCGAGATTTGGTTGTGTCCTTGGATGAAGACTGCACACATTGGTACATATCACTTCCACGGAGATATGCCTGCTGTTGCTAATTTTGTTGGAGAAATGTAATGGCAGAAGCGAACTGGTCCGTAGAAAATGATAGAACTGGATACAGTTTTAAAATGATTCATGGTCCTTATTCTGCTCATGGATTTCAACAAGATAAGGATGAAGCAGAGATGAAATCAGCTGGTCGTAAATTTGATGGCGGCAAACTAGAATATGGTTTATTACCGCCTTTAGCATTGGAAGAAACTGTAAAGGTTCTTACATTTGGTGCTCAGAAATATGAACGTGATAACTGGCAGAAAGTGCCAGATTCTAAGCGTAGATACTTTGATGCACTACAACGTCATGTTTGGGCTTGGAAACAAGGCGAAATAATCGACAATGAATCAGGCATACATCATTTGGCTCATGCGATGTGTTGCTTAATGTTTTTATATGAGCATGATGTGAAATATTCCAGTAATACTGTTGACAAAGATTTAATTAGACAGTATAATGAGAGTGTACTTTTATAATGGAGAACAAAATGAAATTAACAAGTGATACATTAACAGTATTGCAAAACTTTGCCGCAATCAATCAGAACATTGAATTCAAGCAAGGTAAAACAATCAAGACCATGTCAAGTGGTAAAACTGTTCTTGCTTCTGCAACAATTCAACAAGAGATTCCAGAAACATTTTGTATTCACGATTTGAATCAATTCTTGGTCGTTTATTCTTTGAATAAAGATACTGAGATTGAATTTGATGACAAGAACATTGTTTTCAAATCTGGTAAATCTAAGACTAAGTATCGCAAGACTGAAAAGAGTACAATCGTTACTCCGCCAGACCGTGAACTTAAATTAGATAAAGTGGATGTATCATTCACAATCAATGAATCAGACCTTGCCGCTATTCTTAAAACTGCAAGTGTTCTAAAGTCACCACATATTGGAGTTTCCTCTGATGGTGAAAAGATTTCTTTAGTATCATTTGATGCTAAAGATAATTCGGCACACACAAACTCTATTGAGATTGCTGATGCCAGCGGTGTGCAATTCAACTTTGTATTCTTGCCTGAGAATTTCAAAATGATTATGGGTTCATATGATGTTGAAATCTCAAGTAAAGGTCTTGCACATTTTAAAAATACAAAAGTAGACATTCAATATTACATTGCAATGGAAGCCAAGTATTCAACATTCGATAACAAAAAGGTAGGTCAATAATGATTTGGATTACAGATGCACTTAACGGTGCTAAAGTTGCAATTAACCCTGAGCACATCGTTGCTGTGTTTGTTGCACAAGAAGGTGAAATGAAAGACAAGACTATTGTTAATCTAATCAATGGCCAAATCGTTGCCGCTGAAGATGACTTGACAATCGTAGGAATGTTGCAGGCACAATAATGTCAGTACAAACTTTAACAGTTCAATTAAATGATGGACAACTCAAAGCATTGAAAGATGCTTGTGATGAAATCAATGTATCAATGAATAAAATTGATGGCGAAAAAGAACAAATTAAAGACATTGTTGATGCCGCCTACGATATGCTTAAAGTGCCTAAGAAAACTATTATGAAGTTAGCAAAGGCACAATACAAACAATCTGTACAATCTGAAACTGCTGAGTTTAATGAGTTTGTTGCATTGTTTGAAGCTATGAATGAAGTGAAATGATTTTAAATTATATTATGGAGAATGTGAATGTCAGAACACTTATTGTGGGTGGAGAAGTATCGTCCGTCTAAAGTAGAAGATTGTATTCTGCCTGAGGCAACAAAGGCAACCTTTCAAGAGTATGTGAATCGTAAAGAGATTCCTAATCTTCTACTTTCTGGCACGGCCGGTGTTGGCAAGACTACTATTGCCAGAGCTCTATGTGAAGAAGTCGGTTGCGATTACATCATTATCAATGGTTCAGATGAATCAGGTATTGATGTACTTCGTACCAAAATTAAAAACTATGCCTCGTCAGTTTCTCTAACTGGTGGTCGTAAGGTCATTATCCTAGATGAGGCAGACTATCTAAATCCAAACTCAACTCAACCTGCATTGCGTGGTGCGATTGAGGAGTTTGCGTCTAATTGTTCTTTTATCTTTACTTGTAATTTTAAGAACAGAATCATCGACCCTATCCATTCTCGTTGTACCGTTATTGACTTCAAAGCTAACGGTTCAAAAGCAAAGATGGCATCACAATTCTTTAAGCGTGTAGAGTGGATTCTACAAGAAGAAGGAATTGAGTATGATAAAGAAGCAGTTGCTGCGATTATTACAAAGCACTTTCCAGATAATCGTAGAATTATTAATGAGCTTCAACGATATTCTGTCTCAGGTCGGATTGATAAAGGCATTTTGTCTTCTGTTAGTGATGTACAACTTAATGATTTACTTGCAGCCCTCAAGTCAAAAGACTTTTCATCGGCACGTAAGTGGGTCACAAACAACCTCGACAACGACCCATCTCGTATCTTCCGTAAGTTGTACGACTCTTTGTATGATGCATTAAAACCTAATGCAGTTCCTCAACTCGTTTTGATATTGGCCAAGTATCAGTATCAAGCGGCCTTTGTTGCAGACCATGAGATTAATCTTATTGCTTGCCTAACAGAAATTATGGTGGACTGTGAGTTTAAATAATGCCAGACTTATTCAAAGAGATTATACCGTCTATTCTTCAGACGAAAAAATCCGTAATTCGTGATGATATAGACGT